CCCAGGAAAAACAAGATCCTTTTCCTTATGTGGTTTACTCCATGCACCCGGAGGCATTGAAGTATGCTCAGGCTAGGAACGAGCAAGCGTTGGCTCTGATCCAGGAGTGTGTAGCTAATAACGATTACAAACCATACAACCTGGAAGGTGAGCAAGAGATCGGACTAAAAGATTTATATTAAATTTGGTTCAAAAATTTCCACTCTTCATATAAAAGAAACCCAGTAAAGCTTGTTGTGCTCTCTTGCTAATGTCTTGCCTACCATTTTCCCACCTTGATATTACTGACCTATTAGCTTCCCCTTTTGTCTTATATCCAAGCTCCCATGCAAGTTCCGCTTGTGTAACTCCATACTTCATTCTTAATTCTTTAAGTTCTTCACCTGTCAATTTGATCATTTACATTACCTCCTAAGTTAAATTAGTCCGCAAAATCCTCTGCAATCTCTTTCATTTCTCTCATTTCTCTTTTGAGTTTCAACTCTGCTATGTACTCATTACAATCGACACAAAAGTTACTACCTACCTCCGGATCTTTAATACAAAGCATACAAGTTACTTTTCCGAACATCACACCACCTCCTAAGTTAATCTAGTGACCACTCTGTTGGGCACACCATATTTTTTTAACACCTTGCCGTAAGCGATGGCAGCAGCTTCCGCCCTGTCTGCGCTTTGGCTCCATTTGTTGCACACGACTCTCATATCCCAGCCGTAGTTAGGCCCTAAAGTGTCAATCAAGCCTTTGGCCTTCAACTCCTTAGAGATCATATTTTTACCAGGACCGGCAACCTTCAAGCCGGCCCAACCACAGTGGCCCTCCTTGTCAACTTTGTATGGCTTGTTCCTATCAAACTCGCCGTTCAAGGAATCAGCCACTTGGAAAGCCACCGGCGTTGGCACACATTCATCGTAAGCCTTTTGTGCTGCCTTCTTGGCCGCCTTCAACATTTTATCTACATAAGCATCTAACATTACACTACCTCCTTTTTTTCTTGTGTTCTTTGTTCCTTAGAAGCTGCCAAGTGGGCAACTGTATTACAGTACCAATAAGCGTCAGTTTCATACCAATCGTCAGTTTCACAAGCCTGGTACATATATTCTTTAATCAAGCCATATAGTTTCATCGGCTTCAAGAAGGGTTGTAGTTTGTTACCACACTCTCTGGCCCTCTCTATGTAAAGTTCAACATGTTCAGCAGAGTCTAAGAATCCGCCGGCAAACTTACCCTCTTGTGGGTATCTGGCTTGGCAACTGGCAATGTTTTGTAACGCCAACATTTCAGCCACATCCCCAGCATTTTTTTCTACAACCTTTTTTGTAACCGGGTTGTAAAACCTACCATTGCTGCCATAAGAAATGCCTCTGAAATTTGCTACTGTTATGGCCCCGATCTCCTCTTCATTCATTAAGAAACAACTCATTACACTACCTCCTTGCATTTCATATCTACCCATTTTTGAGCACCCTTCAAAGATCCGGCCATACCCAAGAACTCTAATTTTGCGTCAATATAGTGGCCATCAATCCTGTAAGCATAGTAAAGCTCTTTGCCGATTCTGTTTTCTCTTTGAATAATCAAGCACCCTTTGTAAATAACCTCCATTACACTACCCCCAATAATTTGATGATCGCGTCAACCGCAAACAAAAACACAACAATATTGAACATCGCAACGGGCAATGCCCAATGCTCTAGGATGTTTAACACTCTTATCATTTCTCCTCCTTTTTGGTTTTTGATAACATGTCTCACATAGCTATATTATCAAAAGTTGCAACTATGTGCAACTATTTATAGAGGATATTTTTAAATTAATTCTTCGTACAAATTTATAGTTCGCCTGGCATCAGTAAGCCAAAAAACTAATAGATAACGATCTCCAGAACCGACTGGCAATCCTTTGTGAAGATTGGTAAAGCTGGGAAAAAAAAGTGCATGGCCTGTGGGTAAAGGTGCTACCTCACCATAATTATGGAAGGAGGTGCCACCACCTTCATACTTACCTGTGTTCAACGGAACCACCACAGATATATCCGAGCTCTCGTCATGGTGCCAGGTCCCTTGTTGTTTGTCTTTGAGATTATAGTTGGCTATCTGTATAGACGCTGGATCTTTACAATCCCTTTGCCATATCGCGTTGAAGATAGGGTTTAGAACTGTACGCACCACAAACCACATACTTCGATACAACTCTGGTGAGTGTTCTTTCAATACAATCTCAGGTATCTGTCTCAGCTCGTCCTCCTCGGAGTTTGCCTCGAAACCTATCTCCCTCTCCATTTGTGCGATTTCTTTCATCAGCATTGTGCAAAACCTTCTGCGAAACAAAGGCACACGATATATCTCTGGGTAAATCTTTTTGATAACTTTATGTATGGGAGTCTTAGCCATATCGTTGATCCCGTCAGCTGTCTTGTACTTAATAATCTCTGGAACTGAATCCTGGACAGCTTGGTAGGTCGTGTGATTAATCATCCAGTGCGATTGCATGCTGAGTAAGTAATTTTTGACCTTATACATGGACCACAGTATATCAGATGTAAATTAATATTTATTTGTATATTTCTGCTAAATTTTATAGAATGGAGCACATGATTACAGAATCAGATACAACACAGACTAAAAAAGACGGGAAAGAAATAAGGAAGAGTCTTGCCGTAGATCCGGCTACCTACGATCTTTTGGCTGAAATCTGCGTGATGGAGGATAGGTCTAAAATAGATCAACTCAAACGCTTAATACAAAGAGAACACAAAAGATTGGTTAGCTTGCAAGAGCATGAACTTGCTTAAAAAAAATAAATCAAAGGCTAAGTCTGTGCCTCAATCTTACAAGCCTGTCTTAGAAGCTCAAGAGGTCATAGACCTTTTTAGTCGTCTCACTTTGCACCAACAAGCAGCTCTTATGAGACTGATATCGCGGAACCTAGAGATAAACGTAGGCGATGAAATATACATGGGTTACGAGCTCGATTACGAGGTCGTGGGAGCCATAATTAGAGCAACCGAATCCGATAATTAAAATCTTTTCTTTCTAGCCGTTTTTGTTCTGGCAAAAGACCTGTTCTTGCTTTTAGCCATAGACTTTAAATTGCCACGACTATTGTTCATTGGGTTGCCGTCTTTGTGGTGTATGTCCTTGCCATCGCCCACTTTGGCCTTGCCTATCTTTATAGCTAAACGCCTGGCTTTATTTCTGGAAGATCTCTTTTTGATTTGTTCTGGCCTGGAGTGATAGTTTGCATACTCCTTGGCGTAGTCCCTGGCCATACTAAACTAAAGATCCTATACCACCCGCTTCGCGCATGGCGATCTCACGATCCCTTTCATCAGGCACTATAGTCGGCGACATGGCAAGCTCCATCGTGCTTTCTGTTACGGAAGGCAATGTAAATTCATCTATTTGACTAGCCAGGTTTACATCAGGTAACAATTTACCAGCTATCTCTGGATTGGTTACTTCACGAAACGCCTGTTCATTTGGTGCTGCGGTAGTCACAGGCTCAACATTTGCGGCGTTTCTTTCTTCAATGGCTTCTAATGTTTCGAATTGTTGTCCCTCTAATATTGCTTTGACCTCTTCTCTTATCTCAGGATTTAATTCATATATTTGGTATAAACGTCTAACATGTTGACCATAACTTAGCGGATCATAAGCTGTTTTTTCTAAACCTTCGGTTAGCCAACGCACAAAGTTTTTGTTAGTCAAAAGTTTTGCACTAGCAAAAGGCGCGATTAATGCGCCGAAACCAAAATCAAAGCTAGTAGCAGCACCACCACCTAAACCAGTCAAAAATGCTATTGAAGACGTAACCCTAGCAGTTCCACTTGGATTGGCCATTTGTTGTGCTGCAACACCAATTTTATCTACTGTGAATACCAAATTATCTAACTCTGGTATTAAATCCTCGTACTCAGTCCCTTTAAATAATGCTTCTTTGGCCTCTTTACTCAAAGAGTTCCAGTTAGTCATAAACCTTTTTGGCGAAAAACCTTGCTCGGCTATATACTCAGCACCCTCCTTTACAACGCCTTCTGCTCCTAGCTCTACGCCCTGTGATACACCGGGAGTTGGCATACCCATTCTTCCAAGCATATAGCCAGATATGACATTGTATTCATCTGGTTTTAAAACCTCTTTAAGTCTTAACAAATCATCGCCACCATCTTTAGCGCCAGTTAAAACATACTTCAAGGCTTTGTTTGCAGTTACATCGCCTTTAGCAATTACATTATCTAAATATGTAATAGCACCAAGCTCACCTTGCATTTTAGCTACATATTCGTTGGCTTCTTTGAAAGCAAGCCTAGAAACATCATTGCCGGCATCCTCTACTAAATCAGCAAGATCTAAAGATATGTAACTATAGAGCTCTTTCATTTTTCTACCAGTTGCATCTAACTTAGCACCAGCCGCCGTTGCAGAGGCTTCATTTTCTCGTAGAAAAGTTCTAAAGTTTTTAAGGTTGTTGTAATTTAAAACTCCAGCGTCGGCATCTGCCAACACTTTTGCAGCCATTTCCATAACAGGTTTTAAAGTGTCTTCACCTGTTGCAGTTTTGCTTTGCGCTGTATATTTTTTAACAAATTCTTGTGTGTGTTTTGCTTGAGAAGAAATATCTTGGTTTAATCCAATGTTTACCCTGTTATACATTTGATCTATTGTGTTGGTGTACCTTTGTCGTGCCGCTCTTGCACCTTGCATTAAAGCTAAACCAGCTTCGTCTGTAGTTCTTATGCCTCCATATTTTTTTGCTAACTCTTTAGCAAAAGCATCTATCTCAGCGACAGTTTGTGCGGCGTTTTGGTGCATAATTTTTGTAGAGGTAGGCATAGCACTTAAACCTTCTTCAATTAAATTGAGAGTCGGATTGCTTGAAATTTGTCCAGCAGTTGGGTTGGTGATACCTACCGAATCAAACGCTTCCAAAGTTTCTTTTGCAGCTGGCGACGTTCCGCCGGTCATATATCTGATAGGTTGTCCACCAACGTATTTAATTCCTTGCCAAGTTTTACTCATAATTGGACCAGCAGCGGCATTAAATGTTGCAGTTGTGGTGAAATCTGTTGCACGCTCTCCTAAGTTTCTAGTATCTACTGTTTCCCCAAAAACATCTGCAATGCCTATATATAACTCTCTGGCTGTAGCGCTGCCCAAACCCTCGCCGGCTATAAAACCCGCCGTGCCTCCGCTTACTGTTCCTATGCCTGGAGCAGCTAAGGTTCCAGCTCCAGCACCTAAAGTAGCGCCCGTTATACCTCCACCTATTGCACCAACAGTTTCAGCCACCTCCGGTCCGGCATCTAAAAGATCCCTTCCCGTGGGTATGGGCACCCCAAGAATTTTGGGGTTAAATTCATCAAATAAAGTAAGCTGCCCCGTCTCTGGGTTGGTAAAAGCAAAATTGCCATAGCCAAATTCCATAGCTCCGTTTTGTGGATCTAGGTCTTCTACACGCATAGCGTCTGGATAAAATTTTTGTAATGTAGCTAATTTGTCCTCTGGACTTTGAGCAGCTCCAACACTATACCTTACATTGCTGGGTGCACCTGTAGTTCTATCTATTTCACTTTTTATTTTTTCTAAGGATAGCTTTTCAATAAGCATATCTTCATAGGCACCTTCTCTGTCCACAACGCTAGAGCCTAGCGCCATTTCAATTAAAGCGCTGTCTTCTAATGTTTCAAAGGTATTTTTTCTACTATCACTCATCAATCAAGCCATTCTCAATTAATTTTCTTTTCAAATCAGGATTATTTTTTGCTCTTTCTTTCAATTCATCTAAAGCTGATTCTTGTTCAAAACCAAATTCATTTTTTTTTGCTTTTTCTTTTAGCTCGTCGTATGCGCCACCAGCTATTCCAATCATGTTAGACAGAGCTTCCCTTCTTGCTTGTCTTTTGTCTAAAAGGGTTTGTGGATCATCGCCGAATTCGGGAAAATATGTCAAATCAATCCAGTTAACTTCACCCTCCCCAATTACCGCACCTGACTCAAACCTTAACTGAGCGGTTGCAATGTCAGTTCTAGCTCTCATATATTGTTTGTACTCGGCACTGCTTAAAAAGTTTTCTAAAGCCTTTGGCGCAAAAGGAATGTAATTGTTTACAAAAAAATCTCTTAAATTTACAGGACTATAACCAGCATTTTCTAAATCTTCTATTTGTTTTATTGACTTTTCAATACGCATAGCAAACGTAGCTGCTAGGTTTTGTTTTTCAGTATAAGGACTTTTTAGAGGTTTTGTGCCCGCAATAATTGGTGGTGCCTCACCCTCTTTAGCAATTTGGTCTTCACCTATTTCTCTTACTTGTACCATTAGTCAATTATTACCTTTTTACCTTCAGGACTGATGTAAATTTGTTTTCCTGTTCCTTTTAGTGTTTCACCAGGTACAGGCGTATATTCAACACCATCAACAATTTTAGGGGTTAGTGTATTAACCTTGGGAAAAGCATTCTCAATGTCTATGCCGGGTATTCTTATCGATCCTTGATCTGTGTTTATAACTCTTTCTTGTTTAGCAATCATAACCGCTATAGTGTAATCTGGATTAGGAATCATTTGTCCAGGATTGTTTGGATCAGGTATAGTTTTTATCGATGGATTTCGTTCTGCTGCCGCTATGAAAGATAAAGCCTTACCTCTTTCTGAGCCACCAAAATCCACGCCTTGGTTGCCCTCTAAGGCTGCCTTGAATTGCATTTTTAAAATTTCATTGGAAGTTTCAACTTGCTCTTTTCTTTTGGCCTCTACTTGTTGATACGCAAGCATAGCCATTTGTTGTTTTATAGAATCCTTTTCAGCCTGTATTTTTTTTGCTTTTTCATTAAATGACTGTAAACCAGCTGTCAAACCCACCCCAAATCCTCCTGGTGCCGCTGCGCCGGCAACTAACCCAGCACCTACTTCTGAGGCTAAATCAAAAAAGTTCGCTTCTCTGGGTTGTGGAAATAAACCAGTTAATTGTGCTTGTTGGGCCTGTATGTCTGCTGCTGTTACAGGTGCAGATTCAACCGAACCATACAAGTTGATTATGTCCTCTGGAGTTAAAGAGGAAAGAGTGCTTGCCTCCCCACCATTTTCAAATACATCTATCTGCTCAGGTATCTGTGCCCTTGTAATCGTCATTAGCCTTTTCCACTATATAGGTTTCCTAATGCTCCAAGGGTAGATAATCCTGTGCCTATTCCTATCTGCGTAGCACTAGGCCGCGGTGCAAAGTCTGTGATAGTTTGGAACTGTCCAGCTGGAGCCATGCTTACAAACGGAGCCGCCGCTTGGAACTGAGCTAGAGGTGCTTGTTGTGCGGCCAGTAAGTTTCGTCTTTGTGCGTCTAGTTGTGCTTGGTTCAGAGCTTGTTGTTGCGTTCCCATGCCATAGAGCTGTGCTATGTCTGCGGCTCTAGCTCCTTGCGCTTGTGTTCCTAAACCTTGCAAGGCGGCACCTAAACCAAATTGTCCTGTTTGTAGAGCTTGTTGTCCTTGGAATCTTTGTCCCGCCAAGCCAGCTAATCCAGAGGCCGCAGCTCTTTCTGCCGCCCTTTGTCTTGCAAACTCACCTAAACCTGTTTGTTGGGCCTCAGAGAAACCTCTAGCGCGTATTCCGCCCAAAGCCTCAGCTAAACCCCTACCTAGAGCTTCTTGTCTCTCTGTGGCTCCTAGACGCGCTCTGGAGCCAAAAGCTGACAAACCACCTCTACCAATATCACCAGCTCTAGCAGCGATATCTTGTCTAGCTCCAGCCTCCATAATGTCGTCTATGGTTTGCTGGACTACACGATCTTCAAAAGGATTAAAAAATCTGCCAGTCATACTAGGATCGTAACCTCCTATGGTGCCTCGCAAAATATTTGCTGACTCACCAAGGCCTGTTCTTAAATCTCCAACGCCAGATCTCAAGGCCTGTATTCCAGAACCGAAAGCGCCCTCAGCGCCTCTAATAAAACGATCTTGTAAACCAATACCTTGTCTAGCTAACTCTTGCGCTCTTTGTTGGTCGGGAGTTAAACCAGCAACTTTTTCTTCTATTACTATCGGCCTTCCTTGTTCATCAAAAAAGGTCCTTTCAGCAGCTCGCAACGCACCAGGAATAAACCCGCCTCGACCACCTATGCCAAACAGTAATTGTTCGGTTAAAGGATCTAAGCCAGACGCTACTTGCTTGACACTACCGACATACGGCGCATTAGGTAGCATAGGTGATATGCCGCCCATATTCATTGGAGATTGCCCTGTAATCATATTTTATGAGGGTTGAGCTTGACCGCTAAAGGTGTCCATAACCTTATACATAACGTCCATGCCTCTTTCCCTATCCTCTTCTAAACTAGGTACTAAGTTAATTATTCCACCTGGTTCTGTTTTCATTTCATAAGAACCAGCTCCCCTAACCGCTCTTGCCGTCATTACGAACTCGCCATCTGATAGCATAGCGGGTATATCGTCACTTTGTTCTGTCCCAGGACCATTTATATCGCCATCCATTCTAGGAAACTGGCTCGGATCCATTTCTCCGCCTTCTTGCATGGCTACAGCTCCGCCTTGTGCAAAAGCCATAACCGGGGTACGGCCCATCATAGAACGGCCCATCATAGACATAATAGATCCTATTCCTTCTGATTTAGGGGCGTACATTTTATTCATCATAGATCTTACAGCATCTATCTCGCTTCGTGACATAGTGTTTCCTGTGTATGGCATTAATTGTCTCATAATTTCCACAGTCACTTCTTCGTCTGTAAACGCTGCCACATCACGCTCATTTAAACTTTTGACAACATTCTCAGCAATTTTAGGTAACAACTCAGGAGGCGCTCCTTTAGCTGCGGATCGACTAGCCATTTCTCCGCCTTCTTGCATACCTCTAGCCATACCGCCTTCTAATTCTTCTATAGCACCGCCTAATGATGCCTCTATTGGTTTTCCACCAGATAGCTCAGGAATAGTGCCCTCTGGCAATAAACCAAACTCAACTGGGTTAGGTCTTGCTTGGCCCATTCTTCTAGCTATCTCAGCTTCTATATTATATCTACCAGTTGGACTCATAGTAACCAATGGTGTTAATCCAACGCCTCTTTGTCTTTGTGCATCTTCATACGCAAGTTTACCTAGACCAGCAGATAACGCTCCGATACCAGCCATTTTAGCGAAGTTACCTAAACCGCCAAACATACCGCCGCCGCCTCCGCCGCCGCCGAAGAGTCCACCTCCGCCACCACCAGCTCCAAAACCGCCTCCGCCGCCGCCAAAAAGACTAGATATGTTGCTTGTAAATCCTGTGCTACCACCACCAGCTGCGATGTTACGCAAATTCTGTAACTGTTGTTGATCCATAGCTGCCATTTCTTCTGGCGTTAAACCAGCTAAAACTTGTTGTGCTTGTTGTGCCTTTTGAAAAGCCTCTACTTGGCTTGCAGTACCGCTACCTAGTCCCAATCGATTCGCAAAACCTTTGCCAGCTTCCGGACCTCCCATAAAAGTTGATCCTGTTTGACCAAACATACCGCCACCAAGTAAACCTGATTTAGTGGTCAAGGCATCGGCTATACTTCCAAAACCTCCAGCTGTTCCGCCAGCAATGGGAGATATGCCAGGTATGCCTAGTTTTGCTATACCACCTAGAGCGGTGCTTGCTGCACTTCCTAACGTGCTTGCTACTCCGCCCAAACCTACTTTAGTTAAAGCTGATCCGGCCAAACCTCCTATGCCACCTAAAGCAGCTCCTAATGCTGTACCAACACCAGGTATAAACATAGCAACAGGAGCTACTTTTTTTACTACCTTTTTTAATTTTTTTCCAATCTTTTTGAAGAAACCATACTCTGGTGCGCCAGTTTGTGGATTCAAGTTTGCAATACCTGAACCGGCTACATAAGCCTCTGGATCCAAACCGCTCTCTACAAACTTTCTTTCTACTGCGGCCTCGAACTCAGGATCTTCCATGAACTGAGGAGCTAAAATAATTTCACCAGGAGTTAAGTGAGCTAATATTGTGTCTTCACCTGTGCCAGCTGCTTGTAAGGTATTGGTGAGCTCACCTAAAGGCGCTTGGCTCCTTGCTGACGCTTGCTCTAAAAGTCCACGCAAAGTTTTTTGTGCCTCTGGATCCTCTTCACCTAAAGGACCTAACGACGGCATAGGTGCTGGCATACTTGGCTGTACCATACCGCCCTCTAATTCGATGGGTTGTCTTGATAAAGTTGACTCTGGCACAAGGTCACGAGGCAAGTAAAGTCCCTCTGTTCTATCCTCAATACCATTTAGGTTTGCATCCCTGTATTCCATTGTCTTTATAGGATTTATGGTCATGCCCTCTGGTATTGGTGATCCATCCATCATGGTTGGGGTTGGCATTTCAATCGGAGGTTGTCTTAACCTGTCTAACGGACTTAAAGGGTTTATTGGTTTTGTAATTGTTTTAGGCGGCAAGTCTGTAAGAGCTGTCGCGCCGCTCAGTGGTGGTAATTTATATACTGCTCTTAAACTGTCTTCTAATGCACTCATGGCGTACTCACTGTTACTGTTCCTATACTCATTGTAGCAGACAATCCAGTCAAGTAAGTTTGATGTTCGTATAGGTTCCTAAATTCAGTGCCATCAAACGCTTGGTGAACCTCTGTTGTAGAGTTAAATATAATCGCTCCTGTTGCAAATTGCAATTCGCTAATCTCTGTTGAATTGAAGACTTGTATAGCATCTGGATCAACGGAGCCTAGGTTAATCTCTAATATTCTAACTAATCGGTTAAATGTGTCCGCACTAACAGTTTGACCTTCGGCTAAAGGAAGTCTTGTTTGCAGTAGTTTACTCACCTATCTTCTACCAGATGGTTGGACTTCTACCCTTGTGTTTCCCAGCCTCCACTTGTAATTTTTACGATCAGTTTCGGTATTGTCGTCGTCGGATTCAAACCGCAAAACAAACTGCCTAGTACGAGATCGGAGCGAGCCAAACGTACTGCTGGCTGTTATTTGTGTGGTTGAGTCTGTAGATAGAGTTTGATTGCTGAAATCTCTCCTCTTCACCACTATATTGATAGCTGGGTTTTGGCTGGTTCCTAAATCATTTACAAACAATATATCAGGCAACACTCGTTTCAAAAAAACAAAGTTATCACCATCACCAACATCAATATCAGCAGACTCCACAAAGACACCATCCATAGCGCCTGTGTCATTATTAAAACCTTTTTCGTGTTCGTAGATGTATTTAGTTGTAGAGTCTTCACCAGCTGCTAGAGGTTTATCTAACACCCCAGCCGCAAGCCAACTATATCTTTCTAAAGATCCTATGCTCCAGCTATTCTCTTCGTAGTTGTAAATTACATATCTGGATATCTCATTTTCATTGTCCGCCAATGAAGGGTAAAAAAACCATACCTCAGAAAACTCCTCATTCAATCCAGCGAAACATTTAAACGCTTGAGATTCGTCAAGATCTGAGAATACATAGTCTTGAACAGAACAAGGTAGTTTCTGAACAGCTCCGTTATAAAAGTAAAATCCTTTTTTGGACATGAAAAAGACACCTCTAGGACTGCTTACAGCGGCCTTGGGGCCTAACAAACCAGCTCCTTCATTGATAAGATTTATTGCAAACGTGAGAGGTGGACCAATAAAATTCATTGAGTAAAGCGAGGTATCTGTCCACACCAATATCTCCTGTCTCGATTTAAGGCCACCTATGATTGCAGATCCCGAAGATAATCTTAAAGATCCAGCCGTATTGGTGGTAAGTGGCTCAAAATCCAGTGCGTTTTCTTGGTCACTAAATGCAATCAACATAGGATCTACAGTGCCAGTCCTAGAGCTACCGCTAATAGGATCAGCTCCTAATACTATCAGATGCCTGTCTGTCTCTGATGTTATTACTTGTAAGCCTACAGTTGGCACTAAATTTGCACCTGTGATGCCAGATAAGGCTACGGCTCTTGTAGAGGTGCCATCGCTTTCTCTCCATCTAAATATACCGCCACCTCTAACATTAATTATCAAATCTTCGCCAAAGTTATCGTGTGTCCACAAACGCAACTGATTTACAGCAGACAGAGACGTTGAAGAACCCCAGCCACCAGCTCCCCATGTCCCGACACCCCAACCAGTAGCGGCAACAAAAAATTCTGTTCCAGAGTTAATCTGATAAACCGAGTCTGTAGCAGATCCGCCATTACCAGAGTCACTTGCGTTAGCAGTTACAGTCGTTCCAGCAGTGTCTTTTGCTGTTATAGTATAAGTGTTAGTTCCCGTTACTGTATCTATTTGATATTCTTGATTAAGCACAGCCGCCGTTACATTACCGCCCAATGACACAGCACTCGAAAATGTCACAAAATCTCCATTTACGGCACCATGGCCATTGTCTGTGACTGTAAGAGTTGAAGATCCGTTTGTTGCGGCGAATGTGGTAGAGTTTGTAGTAGTTGTTCTTATTGGAGTGACATCATTGTAAGTGCCACCCTCCTCTATATAGTATTTGTTTGTAGTTCCGATTCCCAAATACTTAGTTCCTTCGAGAGAGATCCAGGAGTGTAGTGCTCTTGCCGAGCCTATAATAGAAGAGGGTGAGAATTTTTCCCAACCACCAATTTTTTCTACCCGACCTTTTCTAAAGCGTATCTTATCGCCGTCAACCCAACCTCCCTCATTGGAGTAGTCGGTTTCTTCCTTGTTGATTCCGGGTTTAAAATTTAGTTTGGTTAGAGGCATAGATAAATTCTAGCATATCTCAATGCGCTCTAAGCTAATCTTATAATAGCTCCAGTAGCCGTTGCAGCTGGAAATACGATTGTAAAGTCTCCAGCTGTTGATGTTTTATCACCACCGAAATCTATGGCACAAACCGCTTTGTTAGAGTTGGTTGTGTTATAAATTAGACAACCTCTGGCCGTTATTGTTGCAGTGCCAAAAGTTAAATCTGCAAAATCCACTATGGCTGTAGTGCCAGATGTTGATGGTGTAACATTCGTAAGAGCGCTTCCACCAGAACTATAGTTAGTACCAGATGCTTGACCTGTGGTTACAAACGCAGTTGTAGTAGCACCCAAAGTAGCTGAACTCGTGTAAAGTGCTAGTTTGAATGAGTCTGCTCCATTCGTAAAATTGTGTCCTTCAACAAGCAACTCTTGTTTGAAACTTGTGCATATTGCCGATGATATTGCCATTATAGCTCCCTCAATATTTTAGCCATGTCTTCATGGCCTTGTTCACTTAGTATATTCGAGTAAGTCGTATTTTGCGACTTAATCGCGTTTTTAATAGTATATAAGATTACAGTATAAACTTGGTTTTGGAAAGCTAGAGCTTGTTGCTTTATATGTTCTGGTGCGTTATCCGATATGCTAACAATTTTTTTTGTAGCTTGCGCTGCCCAAAACTCAGGATCGTGTCCTTTATTTTTTGTGGAGTGTACTTCGATATTACCTAATACAAAATCACCTTGGTTTGTCATAATTACCCCTTATAAGGCTCTGGAGGCACTACATCTTCGTTTATTTTTAAGCCGTATTCCTCTAATTGATTATTGATTTCATCAAAAGGCCCAATGATAAATCTGCCCTCATGGGGCACTGCAACCAAAGGTTTGTCTAGTCTGTGAAAGCCATACAGTTTTTCCGTTGCTGGCACATTGGAATCTAAAACAGTAGATCTACCACTTATACCTACAATAATGTCCTCGCTCATACATTTACTTATCCAGAACTCAACACAAGCTCTACCCGCTTCCGCAAAGTGCATATTTTCTTTGTAAGAAAAATCTATACCAAACAAATCTATTCTAGCCACTTTGTTATACAAAGCGTATGCTATAGCAAACGCTACTGTATTGTTCATGTAAGCGCATTTTGTAGCGTTGCATACCTCTTCTACAGGATATCTGACTGGATTTTTTATTCTAGGATCTTCTTCACAAGTGTATATTGGCACATCAGATTCAGACATGAGTTTTATCATCGCTTTGGTTTGCTTGCCCGCATCATCTGAGTCAAAAAATCTACTTGCTGGATCTAATGCAAAAATCCTATCAGCCGGATAAACCAAACCAGCTGAATTAATACACCATATTTCGTCCCATTCTCTTGAGTTTTCGAGTCCTATTGCAAAATCGACTTGTGACACACCCAAGCCAATTAGTGCTACTGTTTTACCTTCTAAATGTTCTAATACCATTAAGTCACGCTAATGCGGACAGAATCGTATCTATACTCGTCGCGTGTGCCACGACCTTCTGATATATTTTTCATACGAGCTATCGCCTCCTTGAATCGCCCCTCAAACTGAGCAACGATTTCGGGCGGCTCTTTGAGAAAGATTGCTCCTTCTACTAAAGCTCCGTACAACAACGCATCTGCGTAATCCGAAGATAACGTCGTCGTCCCACTGTCACTACCATTGGTTAAAGAGACTGGTTTT